CTACTACTCCAAGTATTAGCATAGGACTAGGCAACATAACGCCTCTTAGTGACACGTCTGTATTTAATGGACCTATTGGAGGAACAACCCCTAACGCTGGTAGCTTCACAACGCTTAATAGCTCTGGCGTAACTCAGTTGGCAACAGGTGGCGGTAATACAACAACAGGTGGTAGCTTAGGCGTAGCAACATCTCCTTCATCAAACATTAAATTAGATGTAAATGGTTTGGGTAGATTTACAGTAGCAGGTTCTACTGCTGGTCTTACAGATGCTTTAGTTCTTTGGAACACTAGACCTTATGGAAGTGGAGAAGCCAATGGTGCTTCTATTTTATTTAATTCTTCAAGTGCTAATGCGACATTTGGTCGTTTTGCATTGGGACAAGTAGGTTATACAGATGCTTATGGTTTAATGACAATAGCTATGCCAAACGGTACTGGCGGTACATTAAATAATATATTCACTATTAATACTTATACTGGTACGGCTAACTTAAATTTAAATACGGCTTCGAGTAGCACCTCCACAGGAGCCTTAGTTGTCGGCAACGGAAGCAGTGGTGGACTGGGTGTGGGCGGAAATGGTAACTTTGGCGGAAACCTTACTACCAATGACGGACGTAATGGTGGTATTACTTTTGGTGCTTATACTAGCTATGCTAACAAAATATTTGGTGGATTGGATTATGCTGGTATGCGTTATTACGCTGACGCTGGAAGTAATCATCAATTCTACATCAACAACTCTCCTGTAGTAACCTTTTTAAATGGAGGCAACGTGGGCATCGGCACTACCTCGCCTACTGCTAGCTTACAAATAAATAATAATGGCACTTATGCAACAAGCGGTAATATGAATGCTGGTACTATTGTAGGCAATGGTTCTGGTGGTGTTGCTCTCAATTCTGGTGCTTATGATACAAGTACCACTGCTACTTCTTATGCGTGGTTTAATTCTGGTTACGCTAATAACGCTGGAGTTGGTGTGCCCATGGTTTTTGCTACAGGCGGTATAGAAAGATTTCGTGCTGGAACTAACTCCACGTCGTCCTCAACCACATCAGGCGCTCTGCAAGTGGCGGGTGGGGTTGGCGTTCAGGGGAACGGCTGGTTTGGCGGTTATATAAACGTAGGTAATGGTGTTAATCAAAGCGGTGCTACTGCATATTGGACTTCAACGGCAGTAGGAGCAAGTCATCAATGGTACACATCTAGGTCAAGCTCAGCAGATACAAATGCAATGACACTTAGCACTGCTGGTCATTTAAGTCTTAACACTTATGCATCTAACGGTTTTGAAGTCAGTCAACAAACTACTGGTGGGTTTGGTTTAGTTGTAAATGCTTTAAGTAATAGTGGTAATTACAATTTTGAATATTTTAATGCTGGATCTACTGGCGTGGGATACATTGCTAGCACAAACGGAACATCTACAACGTATGGTACAACTTCTGATAAGCGTCTTAAGACTCCGTTACGTTCTTGGTCTCTTGGCGACAAGTTTGACGACCTTCCTATTGGTGAGTTTAATTGGCTTAAAGACGGTTCTGTTGCTCACGGCACATTAGCACAAGAGTTGTATAAGATTTACCCAGAAGCAGTACAAAAAGGTGATGATGAAGCCGTTCTTGATCTTAAGAAACCATATGCAACGTGGGGTGTGGATTACGGCAAGCTCACTGTTCCGCTCATTGCGGAGGTCAAGACCTTGCGGTCTCGGGTCAAGACCCTTGAAAGTCGCACGCAAGAACTTGAGTCCAATCAAGCAACAGTTTTAGAAGCTATCAACCAACTCAAAGCAGAATTTAACCAATATAAGAAAGATCATCCATGAAAAAGCTCCTCATCCTTGCGCTCCTTGCGCTTCCCCTCATTAGCAAAGCACAGCTTGTACAAAGCCCAGAATACTCTTGGCGCGTCCAAATCTGTGACCTAACCTACAATGCCAACCAACAACTCACGGCTTGTCCTGTGACGGTGTTCTATCAGAGTACTATTACTAGCAATGGCACATTTGTTAGCAATGTGCAGAGTGTGCCACAAACGTTGACAGTGGACCTTGTTGCTAAGGCAGCAAGCACAGTTGTGTTTCAGGGTACCACGTACACATATGGTCAGGCATTTGGTATTATTAACGCTATATTTACGCAAGAACGTGCTGCTCAATTAGCAGATGCTGCTAAACAAGCTGCTGCTCAAGCTGCCGTAACAACTAATAATGCTGCGGTCACTACAAACAACGCTGCGCCTGCTACAAAATAATGAACTGGAAAACTTACGCATTGCATTACATCAGTGGGCTGGGTGCATCCTGCTTTAATGCCGGTGTAAGCAGTTTATACGCTACATTTGGTCAAGCAGCAGGCGCTGCCGTGATTAAAGATATTTCTCAGCCAACTATGCATGAGATTGGCGCAATCTTCTTAGGCGCTGCTTCTTTAGAAGCTCTAGCGTTTTTTAAACAGAATCCCCTTCCTGTAGATACAACCATCAATACCAATGAAAAAACTAATCCTGCCACTGTTCCTAGCGCTTAGTTTGTCTGGGTGCGTCAGCACTCCTGCTGGTTCGCCAGCACCTACCGCCAGTGCAAATGTAAAAAACATTGCGCCATTTGTAACGTCATTAGCTCAGACGGCAGTTCCATTGGTATTAAACAAAAATCCAAAATATGCATCAATTGTATCTGATGTCGCTGCTTCTATTCCTGCTGCTTTTGCTGCCGGAAATCTGGACGCTACATCTATATCGGATGCACTTTCACTCATCGGAGGAAAGGCAGGACTTAATGCAGAGGCTCAAGCAGCTATTTCAACGGTTCTTTTAGATGCCGTTACTTGGTATCAAGCCAACTATGGCGTGCAGGTTGCATCTGCAACCGATCCAAACGTTCAAGTGCTACTCAATGCGTTCGCTTCTGGTCTGCAAAACGGCGTGACGCTTTGGAAAAACTCACAACCTAAAGCCTAATGTTTGATTTCATTGCCAGTTTATTCAGCGCAATTGCAAGTTTCTTTGATTTTTCCAAACAAAGACAATCGCTGAACAATACATCTGAAATGCAAGCAAATGCACAGGCAAAGCAAATACAAGCTGACAAGGCTCGTGCTGCTTCTGACTTAAACAATCCTGATCTAACAAATCTTAGAAACGATGTCTCAGAATGAAACCGTTAATTATATTTCTGTTTTTAGGACTTGCAGGATGCGCAACTGTAGCGCAGTCACCAGTTCAGTCGCATCAAGCGAGCTTCGATGGGAATAAGCAGAACTCAGGAATACTCGAAGCTAACATGGACGGATTCAAAGTAACTTCAAAGTTCCGTGATCGCTACAATTCACTTGTGGCGATCTACGGAGATGCACGCCTTGCCGATAATAGTCCGATATTCACGCCAGCGTTAAGTAAAGACAGTGGAATTACTTCAAACAACGATGGCACATACGAGATTACCAAAGAAGCAATGGCACACATGGTTGAAATGTCAGCCATGCAGAAACGTGGATTTAAACCTTAAACATTATGGACGTAAACCTCAATTCAAGTGATGCATGGTTTGCTAGGCTGGATCAAAGAATGACTCAGCAAGACGCAATTTTAGCGCGCATCGAATCACAAGTTGAAAAGACAAATGGTCGCGTAAACAAACACGATGCGATCATAAATAATTATAAAGGAAAGATTACGATGTTTGTCTTAGCGATCTCAGCAGCAGCAAGCGTTGTATTCTATGCAATTGAGGCAGGCATACGTCTAACACTAGCAAAATGACCGACATTCCTCCATTTCGTCCTGACCGCAGGCTTACATTTCTGGTTAAGAATCCCGATTCTAACAAGGTCGGTGCTACTGTGAACCAGTTTGTCGAGCTTACTACGGTATGGGCAATGAAGGCAGATGTTAGAGATTCTAAACGTGGTGAGTATTTGGCTGCTGGTGAGTTTATCGACATTGCGTTTACAACATTCACGGTACGTTACAATGCTGACTTAATACGAGCAGAACGCTGCGAGTGCGAAGGTGTAAGATACCAGATCGTTGGTATGCCTTCTGAAGTTGGTCGTCGTCAATTCCTAGAATTCTTAGCGGAGAAAAAGCAATGATCGAATTCAACCTTAAAGGCATGGATGATCTAACTCTCGCGCTTAAGGGAGTTCCTAAAAAGATCAGCAAAGAAGTTGCATCGGATTCAATGACAATTGCCGTGCGTCCGCTTGTAATGGCAATAGCTTCCTATGCTCCAGTTGACAGTGGCGATTTAAAACGGTCTATCGGGTGGGTAATACGCCAATATAAGACTGGTGTAACGCTGGCGGTAATTGGACCAGTTCGCGGTAAAGGCACGTTTAGAACTAAAAAAGGCAATCTAAATGAGCCAGCCAACTACGCTCATCTTGTGGAATTTGGTCACAATACTCCACGCAGTACAAAAGGACGTAAAAACACAATTGGACCATTAGCCGTGCCTGCGCATCCATTTATGCGTCCAGCATGGGAAGCAACCAAAGAGCAGGTGCTTAATACTTTTAACGATACATTTGGAACGCGCATTGAAGCAGCAGTAAAATCTAGAAAGGCAGCACGATGATTGAAGATGGCCTAGCAGCATACATACAAGCTATTCCAACCGTTGCTGAATACTCACAAGGTATCTATTGGAATATTGCGCCACAACGCGTTACTGCTCC